TCTACGCGCTCTCAGAGTAGTGAAAGAACAAATGCAACCAAACAGAATCTTACATCCTGTCAGTTACCCTGACTTACGTGGATACCCGCACACACTCAATGTGTCGGCTGAACTTCCGTGGACCAACCCGGACTTCAAGTTCAACCCGTCTACAACAAGAGACGTCGATCACGAAACTGGTAAGCCAAGAATGCAGCACGACCCTGCTAAGCTTAAAAAGTTCAAGAACGAGACCAAAGTGCCTGGATACTTACGATGGAAGCAAGAATTGGAACTAATCAAGGACAGTAGTCCCACGTTCCATAATCTGTACAATGAGATATTCACCTACAACCGTGGTTTAATACATCAGATAAAAGCTGGACACCAAGATTTCTTTAAAGAAGATGGAACCCCCATCCCTTATGAGAGACTCAAGCTACATCTGCGAACACACGTTGTTGATGAAGACAAGCCTGACAAAGTGCGAGCAGTTTTCGGAGCACCGAAACTACTCCTAATGGCTGAACTCATGTTCATTTGGCCCCTACAAGCTACCTATCAGAATACTGATGCTGGAAAACTCTTCTGGCAAAGGGAGATTGGAAAAGGAGGATGGCAAAAGATTATGAATGAATTTCACTCAGTAAATTCGAGCACATACATTTCGATGGATTGGAGCGGCTTCGACCGACGCCTACTTCATGAACTCATCGACGACGTGCACGATATTTGGAGATCCTACTACGATTTTTCGCAGTACGAACCAACGACGAGATACCCTAACCCAACTGTCGATCCCGAAAAGATCGAGAACCTATGGAAGTGGATGACGCACTCTATCAAGAGGACGCCAATCGAACTCCCAGACGGACAAGTTTGGATGTGGACTCACAATGGATTCGGATCAGGATACCAACAGACACAACTGATGGATACATTTTGTAATATGGTTATGACCTACACCGTACTATCACGACTCGGAGTCAACATTGAAGGACAACACTTCAAAGCTCGATTCCAAGGAGACGACGCTATACTAGCGTTCCCCGAGACAAAGTTCTTTCAATTCGGAAGACACTTTCTTTCCATGATGGCTGAACAAGCATTGATTTACTTCAACGCTAAGCTCAGTGACGACAAATCCGGAATAGGTGATCACCCAAACTCAATGTACGCATTGGGTTACAACAACAAGTACCATAGACCGTACCGCGCAGACAGTGACTTATTATCACATCTCATGTTCCCCGAACGCCCCCAAGACTTCGGACGACTTGCAGCATCTGCCGCTGGACTGGCCTACGCCTCACTTGGCTGTAGCAGAAATTTCTACAACCTATGTGAAGAGATTTGGACTTCAATTGTTATCGAAAAAGAGATCGAACCCGACTGGAAAGTGCTTCGCTGGATGAAGCGCGCTGGAATGGAAGAAGTACTCGACACACTGACATCATCAGCCTTCCCAAGCTTTGAACACCTACTAGCTCAAGGACTGACTTCAGTACCGAGGACCGAAAAAGAGAACCTACGCTCGTGGCCTACACGCGTGAACGGTTTAAGAGGAGAAATTGTATTTATAAACAAAGTATAAATATGACACATTTTTATCTCCGTCTAGTTTATTTATTTATTTATTTC